GCCAGTTCCAAGTTGCTTTTCAACAATCGCTTCCATTCCAGGAATGCTAAAGAGATCTTCGAGTGAATTGATTGGAGCACCACCACTTAGTTGATGTGCAACTGCTCTTTGAATTATGCCGTCAACATTAAACGCAGGGAAATAGCCAACTGCTCTAGTTGTTATTCCAGTTGTAAGTGGATCGAATGCAAGGATGTTAGACATTTCTTCTGTAAAGATTTCGTCGCCCTTGTTTCTAGCGTATGTTCCAATAAGCGCTTCTTCTGGACGGTTAAGCTTAAAGATGCCAGGCTCAACATTCTTACCGCTAAACTCGCTAGTAAGAAATGCTTTCTTCTTTGTCACTGTTCCAACAGCTGCGTATCCAACTGATGATTGTGCTGCGGCCTCATTGTCAGCAGCAAATTTTGCATTTGCAGCTTCAAGATCAGCTGCGTACTTGCTACCGACAGAATCAATAGCATCAGAGTAATTGGTGTTTGCAGCTTCAAGATCTGAAGTGTATCTTGTCTCGATGTTTTCAAGATTAACTTGATGTTGCGCTTCAATTGCTTTAGAGTCAGCCACGCTCTTGTCTATGATTGCCTTCATGTCATCGGCAAATTTCTTTTCAACAGCTGCCTTGTCTACGCCAGTAGCAGTCTTAGCATACTCTTCTTCTTTCCAAGCTCTAATAACAGCTTTTCGTGCATCATTTGCTAGATCAGCTTCTTTTGCGTCTACTCTTCCTTCTTTAGCAAAGATTGCATCAGAGTCTGCAATGCGTTTGTTATACTCAGCTTCTATCTTTGCATCAGGTCCTTTTTGATACCATTTGACTTGCGTCTCAGGCTGAGCTAATGCAGCGTCTTTTGCAGCAGTAGCAGTTGCTTTAGCTGCAACTCTTTCTTCTCTTACTTTGCTTAACCGTTCAGATCTAATTTGATTAGCACGGTTAACCAGCGCAGGCTTGTTTTCAGTAGCTTTCAGTTTAGCAGCGTTTCTTTCAGCTAGCGCTTTTGGTTTGGCAGCATCTCTTTCTGCTTTTGCTGCTGCAATTGCAGCATCTCGCTCTGCTGCAATTGCAGCAGACTTTCCACCGACGAATGCTTTTGCTGATTGAGACTCTACTATTTGAAGAGACTTTGTAAGATCTTCAACTTCAGCAGTCATCTGAGGAAGATACTTCAAAGCATTATCTGCAATAATAGTTCCGTTCTCTGTATCACCAATAAGCTCTGCATACTTACTAACAATCTTGTCTATCTCTGCAAGACCATCTGCGTTAAATATGTCTTCGAAAGTGCTGTACTTGAATCCAGTCTGAGGCAATTTAGGAATTTCACCAAAGACTCTCATAAGAGAGAGGTTTGTAGTTCCGAATATCGTAGACTTAAGATAGTTGTAGACGGTAGACTTTATGTTAGATGGATCTGGATTCTGACCAAACGTAATCGCTGCCATCTTCTGTGATCTATTCGAATCAGGAGGCAGACCATATCTAGCAGCAACAGCAGGATCGCTAAGCGATTCAAACTCATTAACAAGAATCTTATCTACCTGACCGACTTTGCTTTTTGCGACTCTTACTGATTCAAGTTGAACATCATTGAGCATGCTTGCAAGTTGTTTTTGCTCAGTTACATTCATAGAATCTGCAACTTTCTTTGTTATCTTTTCAATCGTAAGCTTGATAGAGTTTGTTTGCTCTCCATAAGTAATTGCTTTTGCTTTGTTGTACAAACCTGTTGCAGCAAACGAACCTTGACCAAAAATTTGTTGTTTGGTTGTTTGAATCTGCTCAGCTACTCCATCAGCAACCGAGTATGATAGTTCGCGAATTGAGCTACTGCTTATTGCTTTATTTCTCAACTCTTGAACAATTTTATTGACAACATTCTTTGGGACTGTTCCGGTGTTTGCTTCTTTTTGAAGCACTGCAATAAGACCAGTGACTTCATCATCACTGAGATTGTAGCCAACATCGTTGACTGTTCTTCCACCAAGAGTAAATGAGATCTCCTCAGGCTTGGTTCTTTTTTGTATGTCATTCATTAGCTGAACAGCTGGAGAGTCTGCTGCAACTTTGATAACTTCGTCTGCTACTTTTTTAGTAGCAAACGTTCTTGGAGTAATAGCAATGACTTCTTTGCCTGGCTCAAGCGCTCCAACAGCACGATCAACTGCTTTGAATCCTTTATCGAAAGCTGCAGCTTTGCGCACATTATCAAGATTACCATCATTCTTGATTATTTCAACTACATCTTTGACTCTAAGAGTTGGTGCAAGTCTGCCAGCAGCTCGACGCTGTCCTTCTGCTCTTGCTACTTCTTCGCTTGCTCCAGCTGGAGTAATTGGAGAAACAGTTTCAAGTATTTTAGCTGTTGCATTATCAGTCAAACCAGACTTTAGATATGGACGTAACTTCAGCACATCAGCAGTTTCATCGCCAGCAGCAACTTTGTCGATAGCTTCGTTTATCGCTTTGAACTCGTCATACTCTGTTTTGCTGTCTTTGACAAACGCAGCAGGACTAAATGACGGACCTTCTTTAGACATCATTGTGACTGCATTGCTGTAAGGAGCAGCTTCTTTTGCAGCCTGCATAGCGCTGTTATGAACGCCACCGTTTGCTATTTCATTCTCATATGCTATAAGTGCTTTGTAGTTCTCTGCTACGTCAGTTGCACCAATCAAACGAAGATCACCTGGCATCAATGCTTTTGCAACAGAAGGAAGACCAATCGACTTCGCAGTTGTTCCAAAGCCAGTCCCAAGACCTTCAGAAAGTATTATTCCAGCAGCTCTTAAAGCACTTGTCTCACGTGCAGCTCCCAGTGCTTTTGTTGCTCCAAGCATTGCACGCCCACCACTCGCTACGCCGCCGACTGCTCCAGCTTCAAGGCTGAGTAGATCTGCAGCAAGTCCAAATGTCTGACCAAATGCTGCATTATCACGGACTGCTTCAACTGGAGAGTATGTCCATAGATCACTAATTGGCTTGAACAATCCGCCGCCTACTGCAACGTTATATGCAGCTGCAGACATGTCCCTCTGACCTGCTGGACGTGCTGCTTGTTCTCTCATACGTGTGCTCTCAGGCGTAATTACTTCACCAACAACTCCAGCAATGTAGTTAGGAAGTGCAAACGCTGAACGGAGTGCATGACTCATTGAGCTTTCAACAGTTGCGCCAGTTATGTACTCTTTCTGGAATAGTGTTCCACCAGTTGCACTCTCCTCACTTTTTGCAAGCAGTTCATCGCGATTTGCAAGCATGGATAGAGGAATAGGATGGGATTCCACGTATGCTTTGCGTGCATCATCACCGACTCTATTGATGTCAGCAGGTGATGCAGGCCGTGTGCCGGTCTGACGCTCTAGACCTTCTCTGCTTCCTGGCACTGGAGCCATAACAGGGACACCGTTCTTTCTTAGGTTTTCAATTGCTGTCTTGGCTGTAGAATCAGCACCTGCACTTTGTTCTGCGCTGCTTAGTTCACTGAAGTATGTCAATGCACCAGGGCGAGCCATCTGAAGAGTAGCAGGAGTCACCTGTCTTTCAAGTGCTCCACCAATATCACCACGATTTGGAGCACCTTGAGTCAGTGTCGGACCTTTCCCAGTCTCGAAGTCTGTGATTTGCTTGCGCAGGTCTTTCAACAGTTCTTCGTCTGTGACACCAGTCTCAACTGGATTCATCTCACGCAGTTTAAAGAATGCTTTCTTGAATGCGTTGTGCGTGTTAATTGCTTTCTGCTTTTCAGCAGGTGGCATATCGGCAATTGACTGCATGAACGCTGGATCATCGAATACTTTAGCAGTACGATTTGCACTCATCGCTTCAGATACTGGAGGCGCCATTACCTGAGGACGCATAGCCTCTAACAGTCCAGGAGCTTCAGCCTTTGGAACTGCAATATTCATTGGACGAGCTGGAGGAACATAACCAAGTAGTGGTGTAGTTAGACCAGGATCGTAAGCTCCCATATAGATTGGAGGAGCAGATGCTTTCACATCAGCTTCAGCGTTTAGCCTTGCAACTTCTTGAGAGAAGTCTAGACCACTCTTCTGCTTCTCAAGTGCTATGTCTGCACGTATTCTTTCTTGACGTGCAGTATCAGCAGCAAGTGCAGACTTAGTAGTCTTTGCAGCCTCTTCAGCTTGACGAGATTGTTCGCGAACTGCTGGATTAGGAGCAGTTACTGTCGCAGGTACAACTGGTTTAGCTTTAGCTTTTAGTGCTGCATATTCTTCTGGAGTTAGTCTAGCCATTTATGCCTTTGGTGGAGCTGTACGATTTCTATTGGCGATATCAAGGGCAAGTGCAATTTGGTGAGCAGTTTGAAGTGCTTCTTTGTCGTCTTCATACGTAGCTGTCAGAGTATCGTAAGTAAGCTTAAAGTCTTTGCCACTTGCCTTGTTTGCATTATACACATCGGCAGCGACTTTGCCAGGACCTGAAGCAGTTAGACGAGCAAGTTTGCCAGGTTGATCAACTATCTCTTTGGCACTATCAAAGCGCTGTTGGAAGTATCCAGTCTTTCCAGTTGGTGTTTCACGTTTCTCACGCTTCTTCTGCAGTATATCTTGGATCTGCTTCTTCTCTTCTTCAGAAGGCTCAACGTATCCCTTGGACTCCCATTTGAATGTGCCACCTGGCTGCTTAGGAGGCATGTACGCAGGAGTAGGAATGTAGTCCGGATTTCCAGGAGCAGGAGTCTCAGTCTCACGAGGCATATCAGGAACATTGAAGTCACCAGCAACTTCTGGCTTCCTACCAATGTTAGTGGCAGTTGTTGGGAAGTAGACGCTGTTTCTCGCAGGCATTGAAGAAGCATCTACAGTACCACCTGAGTACTCTGTAGTTGGACCTGAGACTGTAGAAGGTGTACTCTTTCGGATACCAGCGGCAGCATCAAGGACTTCTTGTGGAACTCCTTTAGGAAACAGCGCATCAAGTTCTGTTTGGCGAATAGGATAGTTGCCAAGTCGCCTGTTCTCAACTGCTCTTACTGTGTCTGCTGCAGTTGGAACGGCAACTGTAGTTGCAGGAGTTGCACCAGTTGCAACAGGAGACACGGCAGGCGTTGAGCCACCAGTTACTATAGGCGCAGTAACTGGCGTAGCTTCTGGTGTAACTGGTGATGGCTGAGCAACTGTTCCTGCAGTTATTGGTGTCGTTGGTGTAATTCTTACAGGTGCACCTTCAGCGGAAGACTGGAAGCGCTTGTACAATGCATCAGCATCAGCCTGACTCATGGCACCGATATTCTGTGCCGCATTACGCTGATAGTAATTGGGAGCAGTCTGGACAGATCCAAAGCGACCAGCCATAATCTCACGTGAACGAGTAATGAAGTCATCAACAGTAGAGGCAGGTGCACCAGTTTTGATTAGGTCAGCAAGTTGACCAGCAAGTTCTTTGCGTTTATCTTCAAGCGCTTTAGTATCAACTACAACTGTTGGAGCAGTGACTGCAGTTGCAGATGGCATCTCACCAAGTCCCTTGTACCTGGGCTGTAGAGTTGCTGGCTCACGAACTGAAACAGAGCTGGATGTACGTTGTGATGATGAACCACCACCGCCACCGCCTTCAGTCTCTTGCTTATATGCATCATGACCTTGAGCATATTGTGCGTAACCAGCAGCATCAGCTTCATTCTTAACATCAGTCTCAGCTAGATCATACGCATCTTGTGCACTGTATCCTTGATTCTCATATGCAGCTTTTCTAGGAGTAATGAGTCTTTCAACTGCCACACCGTATGCTGCATTTCTTTCAGACTGACTTGCACCAGGAATTGTCTGAGAGAACATTGGTCCAGATTCAAGACCGCCAAGTGCTGTTGCAACATCATCAGTTCCAGTATTAGCAAATGAAAGCGAAATTTCTGCATCTGCTGCAGTACTTGCTGCACCAGGTCTCCTTCCACCGCCACCACCGCCACCACCTGTAGACACAGAAGTTCCAGTAGACGTAGAACTTGAACGACTTCCACCAGACACAGAGACTTGTTCTGCTTTTGCTTTCTGCCAGTCGATTGCATTCTTCTGTTGTGCTGATGATTCTTGCAGCGCAGTTCTTTGAGTAGCGGCATTAGCTTTTGCTACATCAGTTCCAGCACCGGCTATATCTTGGTCAAGTTGCTGAAGTCTGTCATTGTAGTCTTTTAGTTGCTGACCATAGACCTTTAGAAGAGCAGCATCACGTTCTTTGGCATCAGCAATCTCACTGGCGGCTTGCTTCTGTGCCATAGACCAGTTTTCTTTGCGGTGTTTGGTGAAGAGCGACGCATACTTGTAAGCAGCAGTTTGATCAGCATCAGGAACAGTCTCAATGCTGTTGACATAGATGCCATTACGTAGTTGAACAACAGCCATTACTGACCTCCAAGTAGAGTTGCGTACGGTGCAGCATCTGGATTCCTGCCAAGGAAGTCTAAGAACTTGGCACTTTCTTCATCACTAATACCAAGTTTAGCTGATATTGCTTTCACTTCAGGACCAGCAGAAGCAATAGGTGCACCACGCTCTGTTGTACTCTGTTGAGCAGCCTCAGTACCAGCAGCAAGACCACCAGTCAGAATTCCAACAATGCTATTGAGTCTGTCTTGTTTGTATTGGTTTGCCTGTGCTTCACGTGCGCTGAGGTCGCCTTCCATCTCACGCTTACGAGCAAGATTCTGGGCTTCAACATTCATTGCTGCGTTTGCTGCTTCAGCGGCACCTTGTTCAAATGCCATTGTCTGACGAAGTAGATCACTACCAGCACCAGTCTGCATACCAGCAGAGCCAGCCTGACGTGCAATCTGTCCACCTTCTCTGAGGCGACCAGCAATCTGTGAAGTCGCTGGATTGTAGAGTGATTGCTTTTCAGCTTCAGTCAATCCAAGCATCCCAAGATCTTGTTTGCGTTGTAATTCTTCCAACGCTTTCTTGTTTGCTTTCTCAGCATCAGAGGCAATGATCTTTGGAATACCTGCAAGCGCTCCAGCTGCAGCACCAGCAAGACCAGCTCCAACGGCAGATCCAACTGGACCAGCCATAGAGCCTACTCCCCCGCCCAACAAACTTGCTAATCCAGCCATTTTAGTTCACTCCATTTAAGTATATCGATCATGTTCATCCTGCAATTATATTTTTGTAGAATACTTCAGTTTGTGACATCAGCACTTTGACATGTCCCTTATCACAACGAGGTGACTGGGCAACATAGAAGTGGTGGACACCTGCAGGCAAATTCTTGAATCCAATCCGTTGGCAATACCACCGACGACTATAGAATCCATCTGCAACAGGTGAAGTTCCAGCAGTTGTGATGTTACCGCTGTCATCAGGATCCAATGGATACTCTGTGTCACTCCATTCAGGACTATCTTCAGTGTAGCAGTGACCAGCAGTACAGTGCTCAATATCAGTGTTTAGTTTGACATCACCTGTAGTATGTCCAACATAGCAAGGATTGCGTAGTCTCTGCTTGGCACGTTGATAGTTTTGATTGCCGATGCCAAGCATTCCAACACTGAATATGACATCAGCTGCATGTTCAAGCACAATACGTTTGCCACTATTGGGAATGATCTGGAAAGGTGAATCGGCGCTCATGTCGTAAGGCTTGATGTGTCCAGTCCAGTACTTCTCGTTTGTCCTGAGTAGATCAATGAACTGAGTGTACATGTCGCCAGAAGTGAACTGATGGTCAGCCACAACACCAACAAACTCACCACGAACAATGTCGATAGTGTTGACAACATTGCTTGGAATATCTGCAGCAACAATCCCAACATTCAGGTAAGTTCTGAGTGCAGCATTATTCTGATCGACCTTTGCTGCTTCCATTGTGGTGGTAGCAGTGAATGTGTTCGGTGTAGTAAATGCCATGTTAGTGCCTTATCATTGTTGTGATCATCGTCGCTTCTTTAAATCGGACTGAAGGAAGCACTGCATTGTCCTGAAGTCTTGCACGAAGTTCAACTCGATTGATACCTGAAGCGACAAGTGGAATGAATCCAGTTACTGAACAACGAAGTCTATGACGAGGATGTGACTCAGCATATGTTTGTAATAGACCTGATGCATCAAAATCTGGCTGTGTATCAAATGCAATTGCAGTTGCATCAAAATTTGTGTAGTTAGTGACTGAGTATGCCCACTCGCAATCAACTGCATGGTATGCGTTTGTTCCGTCCCGGTACCACAGTTGTAAGAAGAAGCAGTCCTGATCATTCATCAATACAGCTGGCAAAGCAAATGCTTCTGAGACTGCATCAAGATTGATATCAGCATGGACACGAAGCAGTTCATTACCTGAAGTGTATGTCAATGTTGGTGCATAGCTGACTCTGACAGGAGTTGTTCCAGCCAGATTGATAACGACATAACTCTCAGATGTCAGAGTGTAAGTGTCATTAGGATTACAGAATGTCTGCATATCAGTGGTGAATAGAGTGTCGTTAGTCACACCGTTTAGATGACTAAACGTTGCCCATTCAGTCTGCTCATTGATATCTGTCAGTGCAGCAGTTCCAGTCTGGATTGCAGTGTAAGTAGCATTGACACCGGCTGCAGTTGCAACATTACCTGGGATTGCAGGATTTGTTTTTATGGTGCTCATCGTTTTTCGTTCCTACACCAAAGTGATCTATTGTGAATCTGAAATGGTGCTGTTAGTGGATCCCAGTTTATTCCAACTTCCACAGTGTATGGAGGCAGGACAGTTATCTCATTGTGATAGTCAACAATCCAGCGGACATCGATGTGGCATGGACCAGATCCGATTGGTGTGGAGAACGGTACAACATAAGAATGACGACCACATGCTATCCACAGTGGACCAGTTCTACCGACCAAGACGTCGTTAACAAAGATACCAATCTCGCCAGTATGCTTGTCCTTAATGTTGACAACTGGATACCAGCCGCTACCAGGTCCACTTGGAATGAAGTACTTGAAGACATAGGCAGACTGTCTCATCTCTGCATCAAGACAAGCTTCTCCTTTCAGCATTCCTTCTGAGGATGTGAAGTCAAGTACAAAGCCAGTCTTATTTACGCCTACTCCCTGTTCAAACTTATTCCATCCAAGTTGCCATTCAGCGACAGGTACCTGAACAGTGGCTGCATCACAGTATTCACTGATATGGTAGTCTTGTGAAGGCATTACATATGACTTCTGTGCAGGAGGTCCAGCAATCGATGTCAAAACTGGAGGGATCAACTTACTACGAGTCACAGAATTCAACGGCATATTGTTCTGATCAAGACCGCCGTTTAACTCACCAACACTCTGATTGATTTCGTCGTTGTAGGGATCAGCAAGGATGATATCCGCAGACTTGATCCGTCCTTTAGTGTACATCCGTGCCATTATTGATTTGCTCCAGGCGCCTTGGTGTTTGGTGTCTTGACAGTGCCGACTATTACGTTTGTCTGATAACGAACTATCTGAATGACATTAGTCGTGATGATTCTGAAACTGAAGTGTGAAACAAGACCAGTGTTGACATCCCAGCGCATGCGTGTCACTTTATGATCCTGCCATTTGCTTGAGTCCCACTTTGCAATATTAGAACCAGAGTCGTATGTAGGATCTGTAACAGTACTTCCAAGATAGTCACCAATCTGAGGCTTGACAAGACCAGCACTCTTAAAGTCTGTTGAGTAGTCTTGTGCCCATTGGAGTTCTATTGAATTGTCGCCTTCAGTCAAGACATCAAGTTCAATTGTTAGTATTCTCTTCTTGACACTGTCATCACCAAAGTCGTCCCATGCACTCTGCCAGATACAATCTGTGATTGGATTAGGTGAAGCAGTGAGCGTGTACTCAGCTTTCTGAATATCGTATGTCCAAGTGAATGTGTCACCGAGGGCATTGCGTGCACTCCAGACTTGAATTCCAACGCCTGGATAGATAGTCTTTGCAATTGGATTAACTGCAGGAATCAGACCAAGAAGTATCCATCCGCTACTATCAACTGCAAGGCGACTAATAGGCCACTCTGTCAACGATGTATCGCCTGTGTCTCCACGGAATGCCCATTGATTAGTGACGTTATTATAGACCATGCCATGAGTGTTCTCAGTGTTACCATCAACAGGGAACATGCACCAGTACTCTTTCTCTTTGTCTGAGTATGTGGCAGATGCACGACACAGAGCATTGACATTGACTCTTGCCATTTCTTTTTCAGTCATGATTGAAGCAGGCGATACTGAAAGAGATGCTCCACCACGAAGACCACCACTCACTAAATAGAATCCGTCTTTGTTCATGAACATGACACCAACAGTCGGAATCAAGACAATGGAGCCAGTTGCTAACGTACCGATTGTTTGATTGATTGTGGTACAGGTGTATCCGTTAGTTCCAGTGAATACTGCATCAATGGAATTTTCTCTGAAGACCAACAGGACATCGTAATAGGGGAACAATGCAGTGATTGCTCCTCCTTCTCTAACACCAACGTCGAAGTAATCAAAGGCTCCGAACTGCTCTGGCAGTCCTTGCTTTGAATAGATGAGCCTTGTCGGAAGAACATCACCACCAGCCAGCCAAGTACTACCATTCCAAGTTGCTCCGTATTTGTAAGAAGATGAAATTGCTACACTGTCGCTAACTGACGGAGCCGGATTGACAAGTTCGTTGTCTGGAATCGCATCAAGATACTGAGTTGTGGTGTTATCATCTATCTGTGTAACATAGTAATATATGTCACCGGCACCAGTCAAACCATCTTTCTTGTTCTTGGTGCGATAGATACGACGTGCCACTGTGCCATCAGGACCAGGCTCAAGACCTGTCAGGAGCACACCATACTTACGTGCATTACCATCTGCATTGATGACACGAGTTGCCGCAGTCTCACCAGGTGCAGTCACATCAGTCAAGAGTGTCCAACTGACATTAACAGGTTCGGATAGAGGACTCTCAGATCCAGTGTCTGTGATGTAACTGACACGCCACGAGTAGAAGTTGACACTGCCCTTTGCAGGATCTCCAAGACCGAGGTAGTCAGATGCATAGAACTGAACAGCAATACCGTTCAGTGCATTGTTCTTGTTGTCACCAAGACTGTAGTTGGGATCTGCATGAACAGGGAACTGGCGTGAGTAGTAGTCAGTCTGGACAGGTGGAACCTGAGGAGTAGGAGGATTGAGGATGAATCCAAATGGCTCCACCTTGTCACGTCCCCACCACTTCAGCATCTGATCATGACCATTCAGGATGAAAGCAAAGCGACCATAAGGAATCATCTGAGTACCAGGCTCATCACTCCTTGGAATATGACGACCTGTTGCTAATGTGTGCTTTCTGGATGTCGCAGTTCCCATGTTGCCAAACTCATAGAAGAGTTCGCCATTACGTTCTTGGACATAGTACTCTTCGCTACCACCATGACGAGTCCATGTCTGAAGGAAACGACAAGGAGCAATCAGAGCGTTGAACTCAGCAGTAGTTAGTATCAGGTCCTGATCAGCAATTAGTGGCTCCCATCCACGGTCATTACGCCATCCACCGTCAGGAGAGTATCTGAAGTTATGGATGTCAAGGGCTGAGTTTGCTACTGGGAAGTAGCGTTGGTCTACACCACCAGCGATTTGGTCAGGATTAGTAGAACTCTTCATTAGTTCATCCGGCGAAGTGAGTTTGCATCATACGGTGACCAGACATTACCGAAGATACCGAACTGTCCTCTCTGCACATTGATGTCAATTGCATCAACATAACGTTTCTCCAATCTGGTCAACTCTTTGTTGTATTTCGTTTGATAGACTTGAGCCTGAGTCGTATTGTCATGCTTACTGAAGATATCGTGAAGTGCCTTGTAGACAATCAAGTTGTGGAACTCATGTGGTAGTTCAGGTTGATCTGTCTGGAGGGCAAGGCGACCAGGCTTACGGTAGTATCGGCACTCCCACTGGCGGAACAAGCGCTCCTCACCACTGTTAGTGGGCTGGTCTCCAACTGGAACACCAAGCAAGAACTGATACTGGAAGTCAGAGCCAATAGGACGAGGATAAGGACGGAATCTAGCATGTAAGCCTTCCCAGTCCTGATAACGTTTGCCACCAACTGCCAACTGAGTGGGAGAAGTAATGGTGTAAGAGTCTATTTCGTCTGGTACTCTGACTGGATCTGCGTCAGATGTGTATCCAGGAATTGCTGGATATGAGACAGTCGGTCCAATCACAACATCTCGCCAGACAGGAAGACCTGCTTGGCGGACACCAGTTAGACGATTGAAGTTCTGATTGAAGAACATACGTTTGCGCATGCCTTCGTATTGATTGACAACTTGGTCGATAAAGGGATTGAAGACAGGCGCTTTGACAGGCTCATCGTCGAATGTTTTGAATGCCATTGTGATGCCAACACCACCTGCAGGGCCATCCACTGCATGGATTATCTTAGACTCGCTGAGAGGACCAAGCTTTCCGCCCTGGTCTTCGAATGCCCAACAGAGTTCAACGTATGGACTGCCAATGAAAGAGCCACTGCCTGGATTAGTAAGTGCATAGTTAAAAGTCTCAGCGGCAGGTACATTGGCAGTGCCGACTGGGATGTAGCACTCACTCCAGAAGTTTGTCAGGTCTTCTCTGAGATTAAGGTCCTCATCACGGCGAGCCAGTAGTCCACGCATAGCACCATATGGTGGTCGTTTACCAACTGAAGGAGTATCGCGATGTCCAACGAAAAGCATTTCAATGGCATCTTTTGGTATCTCATAGAATCGATGTTTAAGTTTCCATGTCACATTTGTTGCAGCAGTTGTGCCACGGAATGGGACATCAAGGTGTAGCTCTTGATTGTTGACTACCTTCAGGACACCATAGTCACGTCCGTCAATCTCAAAGATCTGTCCTTCCCAGATGTAAGGAAGGTCAAGGGCATGGACTGCGTTGTTGAAGACGATACGGCGTCTGTTGTTGACACATCCTGCAGCGGCAATAACACCAGAGATTTGTGTTGCAACGATGTCAGGCCAGATATCGAGGAAGACAGTTTTCTCTGCAAACTTCCAGCGTTTCTCGGTCCACAATGCATCGTATGCGTCGTTAATAAGTAGATCTAAAGTTTCATTGTAGACAGTTAGTTCAGGCGAATAATCGGTAATTTGCTTTACACGATTTCTTAGTTCTGTTAGATTCATGTGTAATCCTGGATTGTTTTGTCTATAATGTTTGTATGACTAACTGCATCCCACTTCTTAGACAGCGCAATAAGCTTGGACACACTGGCAATCTTTCTAAAAGTAACGCAAGAACTATGTTGCGAAGAATCTACATTAGAAAGTTTGGACCACCACCTTTTGCTAATAGTATTCTCAGACATACTTGCATCAACGACAGCACTATGCCTAATGGCTTTATTTGCCAAGAGCATATTGAGTGGAGCAATCAGTCTGAGAATATGCACGATCAGTATGGTCCTAATGGTAAAAGAGATATTGAGAAACAAAGAGCTTTGCTTTTATCTATTTGCGCGTCAGGCGGAAAAGCAAATCTTGGTGTAAAACATAAAAGTTAAAGAGGCAAAGGCCGGCCACCATTGCTGATGGCCGACCGAAGGTTGAGCTTAGATGCCCTTACCGAACACGTACACGTTGACCAAGTTGGCCGCCGCTGCAGTCATGGCGATACCGAGTGCTTCCTTTACAGGAGCGGTCACGGCAGCGTCATAGTTGTCCTGGACCTTGACAGAGCCAACACCGCCGGCAGTATCAAGAATAACAGGAGCGCCCTGAGCAATCGCACCGACCGCAGGCACCGCAAGAGCGGGACCACGGATGATGACCTTGACAGGCTGAGGATTGGTGGCGGTGCCAGTTACGGACTCCGCTGCCACGCCCACTGCGCAGGTCTTGGTGACGACGTTACCAACGCCAGCGATGACGGTCAGAGCCGAGTATCCACCGGTCGTGTCAGTAGCCATTTTGGCAAAGTCGACAGAGACGACTTGACCTTTGACGACTGCAGTCTCAGTAAGGAAGGTCTCAGTCTGGAGACGATCGAGAGGAGTAGTTCCAAGAAAGACAGACGCACCAGTTGTAACTGACTTGCCAGTATTTTGGAGGTACTGAAGGATTGTAGTAGTTGCCATTTTAGAAAGTGTCTCCGTCGAAGAGGACTGCGCAGCTAGCCAGATTGTCAGCGATGAGCTGGCCTTTCCAGTAGATCTGAGCAGAGCGAGCGGTCGTACCAGGAATGAACTCGAAGGGAGAGACCGCGAGGTCGCCATCGGAGTGCATCACAAGTTTGATACCGTCGAAGTTAATGAAGTACATGGTGTTGGGCTTGGCCGTATCGAGAGCCGCACCAGCGGGCATGAACACATCCTGAACGACTGCGGCATTACCGAAGGCGAGGGACATGAAGCCTGCATTGAGTTGCTTCTCATCGATGTAACGCTCCTGATTGAACAGGGCGCGACGGTAGTTGGCGTAACCAGCTTCAGAAGCCAGGATCAACTTGATCTCGCCCATAGGAGCGCGAGCAGAAGTCTCAGCCGCAATCTGATGCATGCCACGGATACCGTTGGCGTTGAAGCCAGCGGCGCAGTCGAAGCTACGATTGAACAGACCGTTACCGTCCGGCACGAGGGCTCTGGAGAGTCCGCCGATGGTGTTAGTCTGGCCAGCCGCAGTGGGAGCGCCCTGCTGCAGGAAGCCGGTGGTGACGCCTGAGATGGGATCGCCACACAGGGAGCCAAGCGAGGTCAGAACGGCGCTGTTAGCACCGACGAGCTGCTTGTTGATTTCCCTGCGGAGGAGTCCCATGACGTTACGCATACGAGCTTCAACGATCTTGACGATCGCCTTCTCGCCGGCATTCTCCAGCTCTTCTTTCTTGGTGATGACGATAGGAGCCACGAAGTCCGACCACTCATAGAGGGCAGGCTGCATGACATCGTTCACCGCCAGAGAAACAGGCTCATAGCCAGTTGCAAGCTGTGTGATGGTGGAGTGATTGGTGACTGCGAGGGGGCGCTGGATCTTGATACCACCGTCCTCGTACTCGATACCGCCCAACTTCTTTGCGAAGTCGAGGAATGGAACGCGCTGAAAGAGTTCATCCACTTCGCCGTCTCTGATCGAGAACAGCGTCGAGGACAAGAGCTCATTGGAAATTGCCATTGTTTTAGTCCTTTAGTTCTGTATTACTGATGCTGAAGTAGCAGAATTGCCCGTCAGCTCTAACTGTTCTCGATTGCCGTTTCCGGTCCGTGTTCCACAGATGTGTTGGAGGTGACGTTGCCGTTCTCTTTTCACTGGCGGGAGACATTGCCCAATAGATATATATATCGCTCATTTAGAACCGTTGGCTTTATGATACTGATAAGCTGTCCAAGCATCTTTAAACTTGGGAGTCTCACCATTACGTACTGCGTTGCCGGTGCTTGTTTTCATTAGTGTGTCTTTGGCTGCCTGACGAGCATTCGCTGCTGCGATCTGCGCCTGACCTGCTGCTGTCGACGCCTGTTGGCCCTTGACCAAGTAATAAGCATCTTCGAGTTTAAGTTCAGGACGTTCAATCAGCATCTTTGCAATTGGCAGTCTCATCTCATCGCTTGTCAAGTCTGGATGTGTGGTCTTGAATGAGGTAAGCGAGACTTGACGACGTTGACTCTCAAGGTCTTGCTGAAGGGGAGCAAGCATCTTGGCCATTTGTTCAGCGGCTTGCTTGTTGATGCGCTCTTGGAGACCTTCATCTGACCATGCATCATGCTGAAGAGGAGCCTCGGCTTGCGCCCGGACTTCTTGTGCAAATCGACCATTGGACAGGAGCTCACGTTCACGCATGACTTCAGCACGTTCTGCTTCAACCTGCCGGCGAAGATCAGCAATCTCTGCAGTCTTCTGACCATAAGAGTTGCGTAAGTTCTGAATGAGTTTGCGACCATTCTCAGGAATGTGTTCAAGGACTTTCTTGTAATCAGGCAAGCCTTTGTGGCTTCCTTTCATTACTTGATCATCACCAAAGTCTGCATTGATCAGTTCATCTAAAGATATGTCTTCGTCATCACGAGATGCATTCTGGAGTGCTTCTGGTTCTTGTCTATTAGTTACTATGGCACCGCGGTTAGAAGCATCTGGAGAGACACTGGTAACAGGTGCCTGTAGTGTAGGCGTGGCTGTTGAAAGATCGTTCATCTGTTATTACATCCTGCTCGCAAAAAGGTCTTCGGTCTTGTCTTCACTCATATCAGCTTTGGTGTCCTCAGTCTCACCAGGAGAGGGCTCTTCTTCCATCGGTCCACCTTTAGGACCAGCAGTCTTCTGATTCAGGAAGCGCTTGAAGCCACCACTCTTGGCGGCCATACCAATGCGACCTGCAAGAGCCTGAATGCCGTTGTCGTCAGTGATAACAGAGAGGTCGATCATTGCATCCTCAGGCAGGATTCCTTGGTCAACTGCATCAGAGATAGCAGCCTTGAACATGGACAGGAGACGGACAAACTCGGAAGGCAGTTCAGTCATCATCGAGCCGCTGAAAGAAGGATAAGCATCCTTGATTCCAAAGAGTGGTGTCAGACGATTGACAGACTGGACGAGTGCATTGAGCGACTTGCCAGAGAACTTGCCCTTTGGAGAAGCCTGGGCATAGAGCATGTCCTCTTTGTCTTCAACTTCGCCTTGGCGTTGCTGGACTTCTTTGCCCATTGACTCGAGATCGATTTTAGTTACGTCATCCATTTGTTTATCCTTAAGTTGTTGCATCGTGAATAGCTGCTTCTTCTAGCATCTGTTTTGCGGGAAATGTTTCTTCAACTGCTTTGACTTTGTCACCATCAAACTTCTTCAGATTGGTACGATAACGAGCAGCATCAGCTTCTAGTTTATTTTTGTCATCTATGATGGCCTGAGATTTGGAACTGTGCCATGAATCACCACCGAGATCTTTCTCATTGATGAATCCGCGCTTCTTCATAATCTCTTCTTCCTGGCGCTTGTCACAGACTTGTCCACCAACTGAATAAGAGTGGAAGCCAGTGGAGGCAAGCCCCTCATTCCAACGACTATTCCAAAGCGTGGCAGTTTTTGCTGGCATACTGATTAGCTTAATACCAGGCTGAGAACACTTGGGACAAGGCAGTGAATTCTGAGACATGGGAACAAGATCTTCAAAGCGACCGTGTTCATAGCATGCAAACTCGTATATTGGCGAGATACACCTCACAACGTGCCATTGAGACGATGTTCATCCCAATGGCACTGGTGGCAAAGAGTTACTCCGTTATTCAGAATCAATGATAGCTCCGGATGTTTGCTATGACTAAGTATATGGTGAGCATGTAATCTATCACCACTTCCACACATTCTACAACTTTGATCACGTGCTTTTACAAGTTTTGCCCAAAGTTGTTTTGCTCGTTTTTCTTGAGAGTTAAGATGAATTGGATATCTAACATCTCGTTCACGATATCCAAGTGATTGACAACGCTTCTCAATATGTTCAGGAGTTTGAGGACCACGTCGAATAGAGTTTGGATGCATGCCATGTGGCTTATGCTTTTTGCATTTCCATCCACCAAGTTTTCGACATTCTTTACATACTTTAGAACGCGTGTCTTTGTCTCCTCCACATTTCGGGCAAGCATCTTTCATACGCCACCAATATCAGTAGGTGTTACGGCTTCAGGTCCTGCCGGTGCGGCTTCGGCTGGTGCTGGTGCCTCAGGAGCTGGAAGTTCTTTGGTGAAAGTCTCAGGTAGACCAAAGAGGCGAATGACTTCTTCCTTGATTGCCAAGGGAGGAACGCCAAGTTGGACAAGACTCGGAAGGAGTTGCATGATTTGATTCTTGCGGAGTGCATCAGTCATTGGAGTCGATCCACCGTCAACAGCATAGACAGTCCAGTCGGCATCAAGGGCGGCAATCGTAACGATTTTAGCACCTGAAGGAGTGACAATGACAGTCTTTTCGCTATCATCGACAAGAGGAATGAGCATGCGGACGTAAAGAGCAGTTGCTGCTTCAATTGTTCCATCGCGGTCACGGGCCATCTTACCAAGTTCAGAAGCAGTGTATTGGGCAAGGACTGTGACTTCAGTTGCCGTTGCTTTGCTTGCCTCACCACGTGTAAAGCCAGCAGTCATTGCACCACGTTGGATGTCTGCCTCAATATACTGGAGATACTGGGCATGATTGCTGGAGATAGGAGAAACTGGGACCTGGGAGATCAGAGTGTTGAGCGGATCATCACTATCTGTGGGCACCATGGCACCGTCAACACCGCTTGTGATCTTGGCAAGGGCATCCTCATCAAAGGCGCCCTCTTTGTAGATATACTGGCGGCTATCACGGCGAACTGCGTTGGCCCAGAAGGTCCTGAGG